ATATAGTAATAGGCATAACACACCTTATGGGTAATCCCACAGGATATGGAGCAGAATTTAAAGAAAAGAGCGGACAAGCGATAGCATATCAAACAGACATTAAATTAAGAGCAAAGTCATATAAGCCATGGACTATTAGTGCCGATAGCACACAAATTGGACAAGAAATAGAATGGCAAGTAATATGCTCCGCATTAGGTCCACCAGGAGGCAATATTACCAGCTATCTAAGATATGGCAGTGGTATTGACAAATATATGGAAGCTATTACTCTAGCGTCTGATATAGGAATAATTCATAAGGGAGGAGCATGGTATACATTAACAGCACTGCCTGATAAGCCTAAATTTCAGGGGACAGAAAAAGTTAGAGCTTATCTTTTAGAAAATGAAAAAGCATTTAATGACTTAAATAAGAGTATTAAGGAAACGATGGGTATAAAATGCTAATTAAGGATTTAGATGGAAATAATCATAATTGGCTATTAACCGGTAATATGGCAAAAGGCAGGACCGATAATAGATCATCTTTACATTTGAATGCTAGAGCATTATTAACTGAATATTTTCCAACGCTACAAATTTTAGAAGAAGTTCCTATTCCACTCAGAAAAAACGAAACATTATATTTGGATTTTTATGTGCCTCTTAAAAAAATCTGCTTAGAAGTTCACGGAGAACAACACTATAAATTTGTACCATTTTATCACTCAACTATGCTTAATTTTTTGAAATCACAAAAAAGAGATAAAGAAAAATTAGAGTGGTGTGATATAAATAATATTCAGTACATAGAATTACCGTTTGATGAATCAAAAGAAAAATGGATAGATAGGATCAAAAATGCTTAAAACATCAAAAGAAGAAGTTAAGTATTGGGATGATATATTGGATGAATACGAATCATCTATAGGGTTAGGCAAATATTCTGATAGTCACAACTTTACAGAAGATGAACTAAATATGTATTTGACAATGAGTAGGGACTCTATTGAAAAATTAGGACCAGAAGATTGTGCTCAAATTTCATATAGATTAGCACAATATGCTTTTTTTCTACAAAGAACACTAAATAGAGAAATAGCAAGACACAACTGGGCAGAAGAAAATATTAAAGAAACTATAGCTGATGAAATCAATAATTACAAAGGATATGGTTTTGTAGAAAAATCTTTACAAGCTATCAAACATAACGACAAGGCCACCACGCTCAGTAAAATTAAAAGATATGCTCAACAACGGATGGATAGACTGTCATATCTGGCAAATAGTGTAAAAAATCTTTCAGACATTATGCTTTCTGTACAAAGAACAAAGGTGAAACATGGGTCTTGATAATGATGATATAAAAGCGCTTATTGCGATATTACAAAAAGGTTTATCGGATAATGATGAGTCAGAATCCTCCATTACTCCCAAACCCAAAAAGAAACCAGTCAAACCTAAAACTATTTCTAAAAAGAAAAGTCTTAATAAATTTGAGGCTATGCCAGAATTTAATATGTGCAAGTCCGATTCTGATTTTGATCGTAAAGTTATAAGACAGCCACCAACACTAAGAAAAGAGCCTTTTAAATATATTGATGCTCAGTGTAGAGTATGTGGAAAAAAAGAAAGCGTTGCACCAGATTTTATCGAGTCTATTGATAGATATAAGTGCAACAAATGTTCAACAGGAGCGGGTTGATGATTTTGTGTGATCCAGCAGCTGAAAGAGCAGTATTAGCCGGAATATGTTCGTATGGCGAATCGGCATACTTAGATATCGCTGATATAATTCAAGATACATCTTTTACTATTGATAGTAATAGTATTATATTTAAGTGCTTGAAAGTGTTGTGTGAAAATAACACATCAAAAATAGATATAGCATCAATATACTCTGTTGCACAAGAAATAGGTGTCTCGCATATTCTATCTAAGAAAGAAGAAACTCAACATCTTAAAGCTATTATCGATTTTCCGGTTAGCTTAGAAAATATTCGTAAGTTTGCTGCCAAAATTAGAAAACTTGAAATTGCTAGACTTTTAAGAAAACAACTAGAAGATACCCAAGATAAATTATTGGAGGTTACCGGTAGCGAACCTATCTCATCCATAATAGGAATAGCAGAAGATAGTATATTTAATTTTTCATCACTGCTTAATGATAGTGAATCTGGACCGGAACAGATAGGACAATCAATAGATGAATATGTTAAACAGTTGGAGGAGAACAAGGTCGATCAAGTTGGTATACCGACAGGATTTCCCATATATGATCAAGCTATTGGTGGGGGATTAAGGAGAGGAACAATAAATGTTATTGGAGCTAGACCAAAAGTTGGTAAAACATTGATGTCAGACAATATGGGAATTAATATTGCTAAATTGGGTATTCCAGTATTAAATATGGATACTGAAATGAATAAAGAAGACCATATTAATCGTTTGCTTGGAATGATGACCGAAATAGAAATTAATAGTATAGAAACAGGAAAATTTTCAGAATCTCCAGATAAAAGAAATAAAATTCTAAGCTCTGTAGAGAAAATCAAACAAATGAAGATCTACCATAAAAGCATAGCTGGTAAACCGTTTGAAGATCAGTTATCTATTATGAGAAGATGGTTAGTTAAAGAAGTTGGATTAAATGATGATGGAACAGCAAAGGAGTGTGTTATTTTTTACGACTATTTAAAGCTAATGGATAGTGCTGGTATTAGTCAAGACTTGAAAGAATATCAAGTTTTAGGATTCATGATGACCAGCCTACACAACTTTGCTGTAAGATACAAAGTACCAATAGTAGCCTTTATACAATTAAATAGAGACGGCATCACAAAAGAAAGCACTGATTCTGCAAGTGGTTCTGATAGAATCATATGGTTATGTAGTAATTTTAGTATCTTCAAAAGAAAAAGCGATGAAGAGATAGCAGAAGATGGAGCTAGTGGAGGTAATAGAAAATTAATACCAATCATTAGTAGACACGGTGGGGGATTAGACGATAACGATTATATTAATTGTCATATGAAAGGTTGGTGCGGTAAAATTACCGAAGGCAAAACGCACCTGGAAATAAAAAATAATATTACATCAGAAGACGAAGGGTTTGTAGTAGACAATGAAAACAATATCCAAATCCCATTTGAATGATCAAATTAAACTCAAAGCTGTATGCGATGAGGTTTGCGATAATATCGAATCATTATTTGATCTTTTTGGTTTAGAGTATAAATATAATTATAAGATGATAACAATGTGTTGTCCTATTCATGGTGGAGACAATCCTTCGGCCCTTAATTTGTATCCAACAGGAGATAATTATAGAGGTAATTGGAAATGCAGAACACACAATTGTGAGAAATTTTTCAAGGGTTCTGTTATTGGTTTTATAAGAGGAGTTATATCGAGTCAGAAATATGGATGGCAAAAAAATGGAGACAACCAATGTTCTTTTGCTGAAGCTGTTGAATTTGCAACAAAATTCATAAATAAAGATATTAGCTCTATAAAAATTTCCAAATCTGATAGAGAAAAAAAACAATTTGCTAACGTTGTTGGTTATCTTAACAACAGTGTGGACACTGAAGAAAATTATGTTACTAGACAACAAATAACTAAGTCATTGAATATTCCAGCTAAATATTATTTGGATAGAGGATATTCTAAAGATATCCTTATCAAATATGATGTTGGATTATGTGAAAAAGAAAACAAGGAAATGTATAATAGAATAGTTGTTCCAGTATATAATGTTGACTATACCCACATGGTTGGATGCACCGGTAGAAGCATATTTGAAAAATGTAATAGCTGCAAAGCCCATCATAGTCCATCGGATGCTTGTCCAGACAAAGATAATTTATGGAAATTTTGTAAATGGAAACATAATTATGAATTTAAAAGTCAAAACCATCTATATAATTTATGGTTTGCCAAAAAACATATTATGCAAACTAGCACAGCTATTATAGTAGAAAGTCCTGGAAATGTTTGGAGACTAGAAGAAAATGGCATCAATAATAGCGTAGCTATATTTGGATCTTCTATGAGTGATAGACAAAAGATACTACTAGATTCATCTGGAGCTATGAATTTGGTTATATTAACAGATAATGATGAAGCTGGATTTAAAGCGGCAGAACAAATAAAAAATAAGTGCCAAAATACATATAGAGTATTTATACCAAAAATTACTAAATCAGATATTGGGGAGATGAATAGCAACGAAATTAATAATGAAATTAAAACATTTCTAGAAAGAATTGTATGACAAAGATTATAGCGTTTGCTGGAAGAAAACAATCTGGTAAAACTACCTGTTCAGAATTTGTGACTCAATATTTAAATGGTGCAGTGGAGCCGTTTAACAGTACTAAGATATATAATTTTGCTGATCCTCTCAAAAAAGATATTTGTATGAATATTTTAAATATGAGTGAGCGACAATGCTATGGAACAGATGACGATAAAAACACACTAACAGAGTGTTATCTTGATGACAAACAACTAACAGCCAGAGAAGTTATGCAATATGTTGGCACAAACTTCTTTCGTAAAATAAAACACGACGTCTGGATATCTGCTACAATTAATAAAATAAAACAAGAAAATCCTAATTTTGCTATTATAGCCGATTGTAGATTTCCTAATGAGGTTGAAGCTATAAAAAATAACAATGGTATAGTTATCAAACTAACTAGAAATCCTTATAATTCTGATCATTCAAGCGAGATAGCGTTAGATCCCTTAAATTACGATCAGAATAATTTTGATCTAATTATAGATAATCGTAATATTACAATAAATCAACAGGATCAGATAATATATAACTATTTACTAACGAAAGGAATATTACCTTTTTGAGTAATATTTTCTATAAATGATTATAACATATTTTCGTAGTTCTTCATA